GAGTTTAACCAAATTGCTTCTCCACCTTTTGCTTTAATTTTTGGTTGACCAAATGGATTGTCTGGTAATTCAACCCAAGGTTGATTAACGATAATTAATGTGTTTTCGTATTTTGAATCTGCTTTTCTTGATCCGGAAATTCTTTGGTTAATACCCATACCAATCTTGTCTGCTAATACACTAGCATTGTGTTGTTTTCCACCTTTACCTTCGTAGGTCATTTTACAAGGAACAGATCCAACAGAATCCCACATGATACATAATGAATAATCAAGTTCACCTTTTTCTTGAGCATCTAACAAATCATTAATGTAATCTGTAATTTGTTCAATATAACTAAAATTGTTATTAAATAAAAAGAAACCATCCCAAGTTAATTCACCTGTTTCTTCATCAACAACCTCATCACATTCAAATCCCATAAGTTTTGAGTGTTCAAAAGACCATTTTTGTTCTGTGATAATAAAAACTGGTAGTATTTCTTTTTTTTGTGCGTCAACTGCTGTTTTTACAAGTGCTGTTGTCTTACCGGTATCAGAGTGACCCAAAAACATATTAATGTGTCCCATAGCAGGACCTGGAAGTCCTACAGCATCTAAAAATGCGGGTCCTAAATCAAAGTATCTTTGTGGTTTGTATTTTGCGTCCGACGAGAATTTTTTCTTAATCGAACTAAAGTCATTTTTCTTAATTGCCATATATTCTTTTTTAAAAAGATAAGAAAAAGTGGGCACATTGTATACCAATATACCCACATATTTTTAATAAAATTTAGAATGGTAATTCTTCATCAATTTCATCGTTTGCTTGTGGATCCTCAACTTTAGTTTCAGTTTTAGATTTGTTACCACCCATAACGATTTCACCCTCTGATGAATCTCCGTAGACATATTTTCCAGCGTCTGAATCCCATCTTGGTGTTTCACCACGAGCAACAGACTCTAAATATTCAGTAGCTTTTTTAGAATAAACATCCTCCCAAGTTAACTCATTATCAACCCACTCCATCATAGTACTATTGTCTTCGTGAACCGGAGACGGGTCATCATACATAACTGTTTGGATTACGGTATAGAAAGCACCTTTTGGTGTTTTTGCTTTTGTTAATTCAAGGATAAGATCTCTTCCTTTTTCAGCGTCAGCAACATCACCTTTTGCTTTATAGATAGGAATAATTTTATCAAAAATTCCCTCTTGTTTGTAGTTGTGTTTAAATCTCCAGAATTTAGGACCATCTTGTTCGTTGTCACGATCAATAACTTTAACAATATAAAACTTACGAGGTTTGTATTGTTTAGCTAATTCTTTGTCAGAATCTTTACCCGTTGACATTAATTCTTCATAAACTTCACTCAAAGGAGATCTTTCATTATCATTTTTTCCCGGATCGTAAAATTTTTGCCATTTTCCATCAAGATTGATTTCATGAAACCACACTTCTTTGAAAGGGGAAGATCCGTCTGGTGTAGGTAAGATACGGATTCTTTTTTGTGCTTGCTTTTCGTTGTCTTTAAGTATTGCAGCAAAATACTTTTTTAATCTGTCTTCTTGAGACATTTTTGATCCAGATGTGTAGTCTCCGGATTTTGAGTTCTCATACTGAGAGAGAACTGTGTCTAAAACATTGTTTGTCGCCATATATGTATTTGTTTTTAAAGGTTTACAATAGAAAGTATAATTAAAATTTGTGTCGCAGTCAATAATCAGTTAAAAATTTGAGAGGGACACGAATGTCCCTTTCTAAAATTACATCATATCAGTATCTTCTTCATTGTCTTCATAATCGTTAAAAGAATCTTCAATCTGACCTTTTGAGAATTGTTCAACATCGTCTGAAGTTAATACATATTCATTTTTACCAGATTTTTCCATTTCGTCCTGTTTGTCAGTAAAGAAATCAGAAAGTTTTTGATTAAACGGACCGGAATCAAGAGTTCTTAACTCTAATTTTTCTTTTGGTGTTTTTGGTCTCATTTTTTCAATTTTATTTTCTAAACCATCTATTTTAGAAACTAACTGATCCATATCACCTAATTTTTGTTCTAGAGAACTTAATTGTTTAAATAGATTATTAAAGTATTCTTCTTGTTTTTGTTCAATATTTTTTTGTGAACTTACAAGATCTGTAATTTCAATTTTTTCTTCGTCAGGGTTTTCTTCACCACCGATCTCTTCAACATCCTTGTCTGCCGCAACATCAACTGGTGCTGGTGGCGTTCCTCCCGCTGGTGGTGCTCCTGGTGCTGGTGGTGCTCCTGGTGCTGGTGGTGCTCCTGCCGCAGCCGGATCTAATGGTGGTGCTCCTCCTGCCGCTGGGTCTAGTGGTGGTGCTCCTCCCGCTAATGGGTCTGCCGCTGGGTCTAGTGGAGGTGGGGGAACGTCTTGTTCCATAATATAATTGTTTATATTTCTAAATCTTGAGATTTCTTCTAAAATTTTTTTATCTATACCCATCTTATCCATTTAATAATTGTTTTATACCACTTTTGGTTTCAACTTGAATTTTTTTGTTTGTCTTCATGGTATTATCTACTCTTTCAATTAGACCATCTTTTTCTCTAACTGTAAAACAATCACCTGTGTCCAAATCACACACTTCTTTAAAACCGTTTCCGGCATCTTTTTCTGTCATTCTTGTATTTTTTCCAAGATAATTATCCAAAATTAATTTTGTTCTGTTCATACTATTTTTTTTATATAAATATCATTAGGTTTAATAAAATTATGGGTTAATTGAAATAAAGACGTTTAACCCTTCGCTAGCCTTGTTTTCTAAAGATTTTTTATCTTGTTCGGTCATTTTAGTATAAACATTAGCACTTCTTACTGACGCCCATAGGTTTACATATTGTTTAACAACATTTTGTATGTTTCTAGCACTTTGATATGAACCAATACTAGGATATATTTTTGATATTGCAAAATCTATAAAACTTTCTATACTAGAAAATGAAACAACCGGTATGTTAATATTATTTCCTTTACTCAAACAAAAATACTTTTTATTTATAAAATTAATAAAAGAAGGACCATAGGTATCATTCAAACTAATTGTTCCAAAATTATTTTCGTAGGCTTTAAACCCAGTTGAGTTACCAGTGTCCATATAAAAGAAAACAAACAATAGTTCTCTAATATCAATCTCATTTTGTGTTCCGGTTGTTAAACCATAGTTTTTAGTTCTAGCTATCAATAAATCATTCATTTGTTTTGATGTGTAAGAGTTTGTAGTCGGTGCATCAACACCTGTAAACCCAACATAAGCGGCGTTTAATTTATCCGCACAATTTTGATTAGATGTTAATGTATCTTTACCTGTAACATTTGAAACAACCGTATTGACTTCGGTTATAACATTACCACTAAAGTTTTTATTTTCAACCTCTTGTTTTTGTATTTGTTCTTTAATTTTATTAATAAGATTTACACTTAAAGATTGAATAAAGTTATCTATTTTAGGTAAACTATAAAAAGGTTGTCTAGTTCCTGTAATTGAGGTTTTAAAATCACCTTCCCCAATTGTGTGTGAAACTTTTGTGATCATATATGGACCACTAAACATTGGTACATTTCTAAGATTAAAATACATCATTGGCTGCATCAAAGCATTTCCCATCATGTCAATACTACAAGTGTAACTTCTATTTCTATATAAATTATAGAGTGATACACTTTGTGTTGCAACTCCTCTGTTTTTACTTTGGTTTGCCATTTGATTTATCATTTCAAGTGATTCGGCAGTTGGTTGTCCAGCGTCTTGGTTAAGACTTATACTTTCAAATATTTGTTGATTTTGTAAACTAACATCAACATTAAAACCTACAATTTTATTTGACTTATCCCAATTATTTTTATTTAATTGATTTTCTAATAATGGATTATCACTAGCTCTCCTTAGATCAAAAGCATCATCTCTATATCTATAGTCAGCATTATCATTCATAGCCAAGTGAGCACTTGGTTTACTATTATAATAACACAATATTTTTGGTGATGAGTTTCTATAATCAACATTTAAAAACGTACCCCAAAATGAATTTGCAAACTCTAAAGTACCTTCTGGTTTTGGTACTGGATTTTTTACTGCGTCTTGTACATTGTAAAAATTTGTAAAAGAAGGAAGTGGCATTACAGTAAAATTGTTCTCTTGTAATATCGTACTTATTAAGTTAAACATACTGTTTTTAACAAGTCCCGTTTCAATTAAATCTTTTACTTTAAAAATATCAACTAAAACTTTTTGTCCAATATCTCTACTTGCTCTATCAAATAATAACACATCTTCAAATAATGTTTTATTTTTAATGTCGGCACCAGCAATCCATGTATCATTTAAATTTTTAAATAAATCCCACAATTCATCTCTTGATTGATCTCCTTGTAATGGTGCTTTATTGCCTTGACCCTCATTAGTTACAACGATTTCAGGTAGATCATTTCTAATTCCTGTCATTAAATCATTAATAACATTATTCTGATACAATTCTGTTGTGTCTAAATATGTGTTCATTAAACTAAAAAAATCAGATATATTTATATTTTTATTTTTTAATTTTTGTGTTGCATAAAGTTTTATTATTGGTGCAAATTCTTTTACATTTTTTTGATTAAACTGCACATTCATATCAACAAAAAAGTCAGTTATATAAGAACCGTTGTTAGAATAAACTAATTCTGGTATTTCAGAGAATCCCACATAATATTCTAAGTCTTTCCAAGTTTCTGGGTTTGCGGTTTTTGATTGAGCTAAAGTAATTGAACCACCATTTGTTGGTAATGAACCTGGTGTTCCTTGATTATAGCCTTGATATGAAATTGGGTCTTGGATAAATTTTGTTGAGAATGTGTAGAACAATCTTCTATCAAACATAGTTGGGTTACCCATTTTAAACACAACATCATATTCCATAAACTTACTTAATAGTTTTTGTAAGTTTTCATTTTGTTTTTGAATTACTTCAGTAACTAAACCTTCAGAATTTAGATCGTTTGGTTTGGTTATAACCATCATTTGTCTCATTAAATATTGAAAATTCTTAAACGCAATTTCTGTTTCTGTTTCGGCACCCGGTTCTCCAGGAATTAATGTTTTATAATCATATATTGATCTACTGAAATTTAAAAATTCTTCTTCAAAATAATCTAATAAGTTTGTTTCAAAAGTTGTAAATATTTCTGATATTTTTGTATATTTTTTTGAGTCACCATTTAAAGAAAAATTTTGTTGTATTGATTTATCTTTAAAGATTTCTTTCATATATGAATCTGGTGATGCTTTTGTTATTTTAGATGTGTCAAAATAACCATAATTAGGTGCTCCCCAAAAAAATCTAACAGAACCATTAAATAATGCAGGATT